TAGAATTTTGGCTGGTACAAAGATTTATATATCCCCTTGTATTAATACAATTGTAGATCTATGACGGTTGGGATATACCAAACAGGCTGTGAAGGATATCCTTGTGTAATGCAGTTATGACCGTTCAGCCATACATTTATATACTACTTTATTAATAGATATAATGGTCGGAGCCTGTGGGTTTCGAGTGGAAACGAAAATCACAAGTTTTCCATTTCGACCATATCACAGACATTAACGAGGCGTTATGTAAAGTCCACGCCTACAAGACCATACATTTATATATACTTTTAACTTTCATCTCCCTATGGGAGACTCGGGAAGTTATGAAAACATGTTCTAGGTGTAAAAGAGTATATTCTAGAGACTCTTATTTAGATAGAGCATGGCATGAGGAAAAAATTAAATATTGTTTGGGGGAAAGACATGCCTAAGATGTTAGGAAGAGATTATACTAATCCAGAAGATATGAAAGTAGTAATAAACAAGGGGGTATCTGCTAAAGATCAGGCAGACTATGTTAATGCTATGAAAATGATTGACCAATTGAATAAAGTGGGATATAACAAATCTCGGGTAAATACATTTACAAAGAAAAATAATCTATGTAAATGGCACATGCGTAAAAATGTATTTTGTGGTAACTCTATAGGCACGGACTTTCCTAATGAAACATTATGTTGGAAACACCGTGATCGTAAACTCATACCAGAGGTAGGAAGGAAGTATTTAAAGGGTAGAATTCGCGGGATAAAAAGATTAGATGAATGGAGTCCTTTTGTGTTTCTAATAGAGAGTCTAGCAAAGAAGGTATTCACTAATGACCATGTAGGTATGACTCTAGACTGTAAGACTATGAAATGGTTCAAGCCTACAGGATGGATGGGACACCCAAATCATTTCGATAGAGATTATTTATGTGACTTTGTAAAAGATACTCCTAACAAACCAAGATATATAAATCTAACATGTAAGCATTGTAAGGATAGACGTAAACAAGCAGTAGTACACCGCCCAATGACAGGTGTAACCTATTTCATGTGTAAAACATGTTTTATGAAAAACAAGTTACCGAAAGATTTATAAACAACATTATATAATATAAATCTGGAAATCCGTGAATATTTAATAAGCGGAATGATTGATAAAAGATGTATACCTTTTATTGTTGAAAGTCATGCGAGGCAGAAGTCGTACTCTGACCGCAATAATCTCTCGAAGAGAGAGAACTCCAACCCAACATTTATATATGCTTTTTAAAATCATTTAGATATGACTATCTCATACAAAGCGATAGAAGATTTATCTGAAGGTATAACAATACATTCAGATAATGAAAGAGTCTATGAACTGTTAAAGTCCATGGGCAACATCAAAAAAATTGAGGAACAGGATTCTAACCTTGCAGTATTTTATAGAGGTAATCTACACCGCGATTTTTCAACCATTACGGATGAATTATATCAGAAAGGTATGCGACCTATCGGATTCGTATACAACAAAGAATTAAATCAAACTCGTATATGGTTCACCAATACCAATGTATGTGTAGACCTGTAGAAAGGTTTATATATTCTTTTTTTATTTATAATATTAGATTCAAGGTTGTATGCTGGAAGGCTAACGAGAGTCTGTGCGATAAAGGATCTGTTAGAAATAGCAGAGTCACCTATAGAGGTTGAGACACCCGTATGAAAGACAGAAACAAAACCTTTCCTTTAACGTGAAGGAGAAAGCATACAAATTTTTAATTTTTCCAACATATACATTTACATCTAGGAGTATTACAGTTTATATCTTCTTCCCCGATTTCATGCTTACAGTTAGGACACTTCATATATGAAGGTCACATTTCTTTTTTATAAATATATCATACCATTGACTAGGGAATCTATATGAATAGTCAGTATCATTATCAAAGGCTGGGTTATTTGCATTATCTCTATTAAAGCCCCCATATTCATAGGCATGAGTACCACGTACAGGAAACATGAATAAATTATATACACCTTCTGGTTCATCATCTTCATCATGGCAATTAGTCCAGCCATTACAATATCTAGACCTACGACTTTGAGTTTTTACACATTCTTTAAATCCTAATTGATGAGTATATTCATTCTTATGCTCTATCCAATCCCCGAGGTCTTCTTGATCCAAAGGCATACGTGGTAAATCAGTCAGTTTCATTTTTTAAACCACTCACTCCCGCATTGAGTACAGTATACACGATTATCATTTTCAGAATCTACTTCCAAGTAACTACCATTCTCATACTGATCAAAATACCATTCATGCTTACAGTCGTTCATGATCGCCATTCCTCAGTAATATATAATCGTGGAGTAAATGATATATCCTCAGAGTCGTGGAAACGGACTGGTACGCCCATACATAGAGGCTGATTTTGGTAATCTACCAAGGCGTAGCAATTGGTGACTTTATTCTCAATTACCCAATCACACCAAGCATCATATAATTCCTCTCTCATCCATATATGAAGAGGATCTGCACCAGTTTCTATACGTTCCTTGCGGATCAACTCCCGCACTTTAACATCATCCCAAATCATGATCTACCTTCAAGTGCCTAGTAAACGCTTTCTTATATAATTCAAAGTCCTTCATTAGATGATTCTGCTCTATGGTTAGTTCGTTGATTTTATTTATAAGTCCCCGAATTATTGCCTCAATATTGAATCTACCATTTGGACATTCTTCATTAATTTTAGCAAGTACCTCTTTTATATCCAATGGTTTGATCTTGTTATATTCGTATATATTTTGACTAGGCATTTACGATTCCTCTAAGTTCTTCCATTAGTCTATGAAGACCACTAGCCTCATTTACTCTTTTTTCCTGTAGACAACATAATATTTCTAAATGTTTGTATATTGCAGTTAATTTTTCATTATCAATATCCATATTCATAGCATCACATATATCTTGAGCATTTTGTTTACCTATACAGTAACATTTAACAAATCCCCCGTCACCAAATACATCTTTACCTTTGACTTGATACATATTTGTATCAATTCTTTTTACTCTCCAAAAATTACTCATTGGGGAACTCTCCCTTGACCGTCAATTATGACAAATTTACCTACCTTTCCAGTCTTCTTTTCCTTGGCATATACACAAAATTTTCCCCGAACTTTATTGACACAATAGTTTACGTGAATTCCATCTTCATTAAATCTATGTCTATGTTTTCTCATTTTCGTTCTTCCTTTGTACATTTAAATTCATCATTACAATCCATACATTTTATCCATAAACCATTACCCCAATAAAAACTCATTACTTCAAAATGACTACATTTTTCAGACATAATAATAAAAAAGAAGTTGGGGAATATAAACGTTTAGGCTACACTACATGCAGACCAGAAACATTCCATGCAAATCTATGTCTATGTTTCTTCATTATCTCTCACCTTAATTCGTATATCTTCACAAATCATAGTCATACTTCTGTAACCGTTTTTTTGTTCTTTATCTACTTCTACTCTTCTTGCTAGGTATCCTAATTCTTTAACCTGTTGAACTACATATAATAACATATTTCTAAATTCAGAACCGAATGGTTTACGATATAACATTAATTCTAATTGTTCTTCAGTTATTGCAAAAGGATATTTAAAATCTTCATATTTACCAATATTTTGAAATGTATCATTGAAATGTTCTAAAGTCCTATTAAATTCAACTTCATCAATCATGATAATAAAAAAGAAGTTGGGGAATATAAACGTTTAGGCTACACTACATGCAGACCAGAAACATTCCATGCAAAAACTACAACCGTCTTTAATTGTTAGATTATCATCATTTTTACAGTTTGGACACTCATCTAAAGCTACCATAGATACATATATTAACTCCCCCATATATTAATTATGTGATGGGTTAGGCTCCATTCTTGTTTAGCAAGTACACGGTGTCCCCGTCACCATTGGCTTTGGTAGTATTATGTGCTAATTGTCATAGAAAAGAAACATTCTGTTCAAATCGGGGCTAAAGCCCTTATAACAACCTTTATATACTAGTTTGTTTATATATGTGTAAGTTCAAAACTTCGGTTCCTCAAGTCGGGGAGTGTATTGTCTCGTAAGAACAATACTTATAACTAATCTTTTAAATCAATTAAACGTGAGTCAGAGCCACACATTCTACGCGTTGGAAAAATTCAACGTAGTTCAACAAATTTTATGCTAGTAGTGTCTAATCAGCACTACTAGTTACTTGAATAGTTCTTTTCTTTTTGTATTCATCTATTACAAGTTGATCTATTGTACTAGGGTGGAACATATAATTGATTTTATCTAGGAATTCACTCATAGATTGAATCATTTCTTTGTTACCACTTTGAACTACAAATTTCCCCATGCCCGTGATATATGCAGACATTTCTTTGATACTCATTTTTGAAAAGTCTGTAGGTTGTTTCATCAATTTTTATTCACCATGATTTCATTTAATATCTTGTTATTTAAAACTATCCCTTCAAGTATTTTATCTATATTTTTCCCCTGCTCTCTAACAGTTTTCATTATCATGTCATTGAATATTTTTTGAGTCTGTGCTAATTCTTCTAAATCTTTTACCCGCATTACTAACAGGTCTATTCTGTCATGAGCTCCATGATCTTCCTCTTTAAATTGTTCACTCATTCTTGAGACTGATCCCTACCACATTGTTTACATGCAATACTTTTATTAGAACCCCTACTCTTTGCATCAAAATCAGCCCTTACAACAATAAGATCCCCGCCACAGAATTTACATACTGGAAAATCTGTTTGACCATGACTTTTAATTTCACCATCAGGCTCTCTAGTTGCAGCTGCTCCAAATAAATTAGTAAATTTTCCCATAGATATAATAAAAAGAAAAGGGGTATATATGTGTTTACTCTAGGTTAAATTGTTTCTTTAATTGATTGACAATTGCTAGAGTTTCATCGTAATCAGTTACGATTCGTCTTGCTTTCTTAGATTTTTTCTTACGCATATCCTCTACGTTTTGAATGGCTTGTTCATCATATTCATTTTTAAATGAACGAATAATTTGTTCAGCCATAACTAGAGTATATTGCTGAGTATCGATTACCCCGTTATCAGCCATATCTTCCTTTGGTTTTACTGAAGGTTTATCAGTAACAATTACTTGAGAGAAAACTTCATCTTCCCCTCTATGTTTGGCAATAACACCGTCTACTCTACCATCTAAGATTTCAACAAGATCGTCTTTCTCAAGGATAATACTATTACAACTATCCATGAGTCTTTTGATATCCTGTCTTAATGGATCCATGAAGACATTAAAATGAATGCCATATATAATGATTTCTATAAGAACATTATAGGAATTGAACCTTCAATCATTACAACGTGGTATATATGACTAAACAGGTGGTTTCCCCTTTTCCTTTTTTGTTCTTCTATCTTGTGTACCAGTACAATTCCATCCCCAGCCACAATCATGACATAATATAACTAAAGCCTTAATATATACACCAGATACTTCTTCAGCCTCAGCCTCATCATATTCCTGTTCTGTAGTATGTGTACTAGCACATTTAGGACATACCATAGTAAACCTTAATATATCCCCGATATTTATACCTTTTCATGAGTGAACAACCAAACGAAGAAACACTCCAAGCAGAACTTTTAGAAAAACATGGTGATGAATGGCGGGAATTGAGTAAATTATATCTGAATTCAGCTAAAGTCAAAGATAATTCTGATCCTATGTACTATAGGCATAGGTGTATTGAAGGTCTGCTCAATGGTGAAACTAACGATTTCAGTTAGCCACCCCTATCTTTTTATACTCCAAAGTTATAAAAATAAGCATGGAATGGATATTAGATAACCTTGAATATATATTAGGCATGACGTTTTTCACAATTGTAGGTATAATTGGCAAATTAATTCATAGACATAAGAATAAAGATAAAAATCCTTGCCCAAATACTAAGATTTTACAAAATGATTTGAAAAACCTAAAAGAACAATTTGATGATTTCGAGGGGGAAATTAAAGGTGTAATCAGTCAAGAACTAGAACATGCTACTGAAGTACATAAAATGTTATTCGAGAAAATTAATGAAATTGGTTCAAAAATAGATTATACCCGTGGTCAAGTAGATCAACATTTAAAACAAAATAATGGGTAATTATTCACCAAAGTAAAACTCAGGCATAACAGCTACTCTAATCATATTATGCTCTTCATTATCATCCATACGAGTTTCCCATTTATCAGACATTTTATTTTCCATTAATTCATCCTGTTCCCATTCACGAATAAGGTCGATAGCTGCATGGATATTCTCATGTTCAGTAGTTTTGTATATATCTTCCATAGATTCATGTCTATGTAGGAATGTATAATTTCTCTTAGAGTCTGCATAGAATACTCCCCTCAGAATTTCCCCTGATTGATTAAATAATCTCCAAGTATGGTGACTAGGTAATTCAGGTGTTTCTAGGTAAAAATCTCCATCTTCCTCTAATATAGGCTTGAGAGGTCTAGTTCTTACCTTTCGTGTATTCTTAACAACCATGTTAAGTTAGTATGATATTCCACATTTAAGTTTATTGATAACATTTATGACCATTTCTTTTTTACTTCAAATGTACGGTACTGACAAAGATATATAAATTCAGTACATTACGCATAAAACCCAGTACATTTTACTAAAAACCCCGTACAAATGTAAAAAAAGAAAAAAACTCCCTAATCGTATGCCGTCTGAAATGACTTTCGCCTATATAAACCTATCTCTAAATGTACTGGATTTGGATATCTTTGTACTCAGTACACTTGAAGTAAAACGAAGTTACCAACCTAAACTTTAAATGACTTGAGGAAAGACTTATATGTGAAATGAATTTTATAACTCGTATGTTTCAAAGATTCACTAATCCAATGAATCTAAAGTTAAAATGTTCAGATTGTGGCAAAAATGGTATACCTTTCACTAGTGAAGGTACAGCTGTAGGCTGTGGTCATTGTGGACTTGCTTGGGATGGATTAGCTGAAGGTAAGGAACGGGAGATACATAATGCACACAAGGAAGAATAGTAGACCAGAAATTCTCAAGACATTAGCCAAAAATATTCAACCAAAGAAACTCACAAATATGATGATTCTAGGATTGAATGTAACATTGGATCAAGTAGATTCTAACAAGGATAAAGATAGAGTTATTGCATATTTGAATAATTCTTTAATTAATTCCCGAAAAGAATTTGATCAAATGATAAAAGATGTACTTGAGTACAAACTTAAACAAGATACTCTAAAAGCTCACATTATGGCAAAAAGAGAAGAGTATAAAAAAATTGATCCTGAAATATTTAAACTTCTGGATCAGGCTGACGTTTAATATCCTTTAGATTTTTTTGCTTTCTTTTATACTGACATGCTACACCTTCAGGTACTATATGATATCTACCCTTCATTGAATGTCTACCCCAATATGATCCTATGGCTTGATTGTAATCCATAGTAAAGCTTTCTACAATTTCATTATCTTTGTCAATTGTATATACTGTTGCCTTGCCCATACCTTTTAATAATAGTACAACTATTTAAGATTATATGGCTAAACTTTCTAAATTAGCTGGAATTGGTACTGATACTGAAAAGACTCTAGCTAAGCATGGTATTACTGATATATCACAATTAGTCGTATATTCACCCGCAAAAGTTGGGGAAATGACAGGAATGGATCAACCTTCAGTAGATAAATTATTTAGAAAAGCTAGAGAGTATCTAGAGAAAGAAGGTGTTATTGGTGCTAAATTAATTACTGGATTAGAGGCTGAAAAACAGGATGCAGACCGTGAACAGATTCCTACTGGTTCTGAAGCCATGGATAAACTATTTGGTGGGGGATTAGAAGTAGGTGAAACTACAGAAATATATGGAGAATTTGGATGCGGTAAAACTCAATTTTCTCATACAATGTGTGTAATGACTATGAAAAAATTCCCTGATTCAAAGTGTATATGGATAGATTCAGAAAAGACTTTCATCGCTGATAGAATTACTGATATTGCTTTAGCTAATGATATGGATCCTAAGAAATGTTTAGAAAATATAATTGTTGCAAGGGCTGTAAATTCTAATGATCAAATGGTTATATTGGAAGAAGTAGAAAGATTTTGTCAAAGTGATCCAAGTGTCAAATTAATTGTTATAGATTCTGCTACTGGATTATTTAGAGCAGAGTATGGGGGTAGAGGTCAATTATCAGAGAGACAGAGGATTATGGGAGATTTCTTAACTTTCGCTAGTAAGATTGCAGACCATTATCAAACTGCTATGATATGGACTAATCAAGTTATGATATCTCCAGCTGTATTTTATGGTGATCCTGTACTTGCTATTGGTGGTACAAAATTGGCTCATCTTTCAACTCATAGGGTATATTTCAAAAAATCGGGGAAGAAACGTGTAGGTAAAATGGTAGATAGTCCTAGATATGCACAAACTGAAGTAACCTTTGGACTTCATAAGAATGGAGTAGTAGATCCAGAGTTCTTAGAACAATTAGAGAAAGAAGCCAAGGCTAAAGTAGCTAAGGATAAACGTGAGGCTAAAAAGAAGGCTAAACAGCAAACTGTAGAAGAATCTACGACTATACAGGAAGAAGAACCTGTAGAGGAATAGACTTATATATTATGAGTCCAAACACTTATATAACGCCTGAGCAACATATTATTCATGACAAACTGCCCTGATTGTGATATCAAACTGGTAGAAACTAATCATACTAAAGGATTATTCGAGTGTCCTGAATGTGAAGATGAATTTCTAGCCTAATAGATATACTTAAATAAAAAGAAAAAAATCTATATTTATGAGTTTTTTGAAAAAACTTAACCCTGTATCTGATCTTACTCTAGTCAATAAGAACGACCTGACTAATCTACAGACACAGAATTCAGCCTTATTAGCTACTCATCAATCTGCTCCTAAATTTAGGGACGATAATCCTGACCATTTCATAACATCTAATGCTAGATCTTCATTACCAATGCCTTATCTTGATACACCTACTGGTTCTAAAGTACCTCTATGGAGATTACACCCTCATAGAATGTATGAGATGGCTGAGAATATCGGTGATCTCAGAGCAGTATTTGAAACTATTCAAAGAGAAATGTTCAGAAATGGACTTAAGGTACAAGCTAAATTTAAGTACAAATGTCCAGAATGTCTTAAAGAATTCAAGGAAAAACCTTCTAAAAATTATGTACCAATGGGAGATTTAGCTGGTAATCAAAATAAGAAAATTGAATTCTCATGTGATGAATGTGGATATGAAGCAGATGCAGATGATTTCATAAAACCAGATCCAAAGAACAGAGTTAAACTAAAAGCAATTATGGATATGAAAGCAAACAACAACGATCAAAGTCTAAAGATTATTGGAAGACAATATGAAAGAGATCTTGATACTGTGGACGGTGGTTATGTTGTAGCTACAAGAAATTATAATATATTGCGTAAGGATAACGGGGAAGTTTTAGATGAAATAACTGGTGCTACAGCACTTGTAGGATATGTAGATAAAGATGGACAAATAGTAGAAGATTTGATAGAACAACCAATAGATGAATTCGTTAGAGTTCACCCTGTACAAATTACTATGATTGCCAACGATGAGGCAAAATTAGGTTTAGGTTCTGATAATAAAGTAAGATGGATATGTCCAAATTATGCACATAGGGAAGTTATATTAGAACAGCCAGTATGTGATAAATGTGGTTGTAAGGCATTTACAGCTATTGCAGAGACAAACGCTGTACCATTCGGTCTACCAGTAGCAGAGCCAAAAAGAAGATATTATGCCAAACATGAGTTAATCTGGACAGCTGGTAAATATATGCCTGATTTATTATATGGTAATTCTCCATTAAATGCTATCTGGAAGAAAGTAATGTCATTATATCATCAAGATGAATATATGTGGAAATATTTCGATAAGGATCGTCCCCCAAAATCATTACTTGCAATTGGTTCTAGAAACTATGAAACTGTACAGTCATTCTTTGAAAGACAAAGACAGGGAGCTAGAGCAGATCCATATATGCCTAGACCGATCTTACTCAATACCGACAATGTAGGTCAAGCATTACAACATATTGATTTGACACCTAACTTTAAAGAGTTAGAATTATCTGGATTAAGAACTGAAATGAGACAAATTATATCCTCTATATATGGTGTACAACCTGTATTCTATGGTGAACAAACCAAGGCTGGATTAGGTAATGAATCATTACAAGTTACAATTACTAACAGAACTATCAAATGGTATCAAAAATTCCTCAATGAAAACTTCTATGGTAAGATTGGGGATATGGTCGGTATACATGATTGGGAAATTGTATTAATTGATTCTGAAGAAATAGACCTATTAAGAGATGAACAAATTAAAGGACAACAAATAGATAACGCTGTTAAGATGCACGGTATGGGCTTTGATATTGCTACTGATGGTAATGGAGATTTCGTATATTCACAATTCCCTAACCCTGAAAAATTAGAAATGATGATAGGTGGAAATAAAGATAATCCAAATAATGCAGATGATCCAAGTAAATCAAAGACTAGTAAAGGCACTAATGAGTCCAAAACTAACTTTGGTGGAGAGCCAAAACTAAACAGACCTTCAGATAAAGGTGGAGCATTAGGTGGAGCTCCTAAATCTGGATTACAAAAATCAGATGAAGAAGTAATGAGATTAGCAAAAAATGTTATTCAAAAAGGATTAATCAATAATTCAACACTAACTACAATGTCTAAAGAACTAGCTAAAACAGCTGGAGTAGACCAGACACAAGCTTTAAATGCTATAAAAATATTGATAAATAGTAGAATTGGATAGACCTGAATATATTTCTAAAAATGACGATGGCTCTGGACAGGCTCGAGTAGCTAAAGAAGGATTTAATGATCGTAAGGCTAAAGAAAATGCCTTACAAATGAAACTTCGGGAAGGTATTCAAGGTAATGAACAAACTAAGATTAACAAGCATAATGAAGGTGTTTGTTGGGGTTGTATGAAGAAAGATTATATTTTATCGTCATTATGGATGGCATGTAAAAGATGTATTGATAAAAGAGGATTTGATTCGATATATACAATTGTAAAACATAAATCAGTTGAAGATACTTGTGATTTCTGTGGAGAGTGGACTAGACCTTTCGAATGTTTCCAAATAAATGCGGGACTTTGTAATACATGTCATGGTAGAGTAATGAAATTCCATAGAGAATATAGATCAGCTGGTGGTAAGAAACAAAATCCATATACCAGAAGAATACGTAAAAAGTATGGTAAAGACTATAAATTATTATTACAAGGTGCAGAACCAGTTAGAATTTAATCTTCTTTAGGAAAACTATTTTTTATACCGCCATAATAATTTAGAATTATATGGACTTGTTTAACTGTCATGTCATACCTCATTTCTACTGCTTTTTGATTCTTTTTAGGTAAAGTTTGACCATAATAATTATGTCTTACATTTTTAATTTTTAATGGTTTTCTCCATGGATTAAATCTAGAAGAGCTAGGTTTCCATATAACAACCTGTCTTCTTTTAGAGTCATATTCAATAGAATTCATAGGTATAAAATGAGGATCTATATCAAATTTCATAGCATTAGTATTTTTGACACCTTTATGAAGGTGTACGTATGGCTGATTAATATTTACATTATGTTCCTCTCTATCAAAATCTGTTTTAATCCAAAATGAATTCCATGGAGTAATAGCCACATCTGTAATTTTTAAATCAGTCTCGGGATTTAATTGTCTAGAAGGGTGCATTCTTTCGTATGTATGAATATTATCATATACGAAAAAGTCCATGATATAATCATTTATGACTAAATATATAACTCTTTCCCCCATAAGTTTATATAACCGTTTGATTGGTAGGATATCATGGCATTCACAAAGAATGAAATGGCTCTTGCCCTTGCCTCAACTGTAATAGTTATGCTATTAGGTACAGCTGCGGTAGGTATTGGTACTGGATTCGTTTATGGTGATATCAAAATCACACAAGAACAATTTAGTCAGGCATGGCAATTTACAACAATATTTGCGGGTGCAGCTTTGATGTACTTTGGATTCAGAGCTGGACAAGCTAATGGTACTTCGGCTCCACAGTCGTAGTCCAACCACTATTTTTATATACTAAAAGCGATAGTTAATATATATGAGTGAAATTGGTGGAGTAGGCGAAGCAAGTCCTGAATTCGGTACATTTACTAATTTCATTACTAAAGGTTTCGGGACTGAAGTAACTAAAGATGATCGTAGAATATTAAAAGGACATATAACAGTAGAAGTAGTCGATAGACAGAATGAATTTGTAGCAGTAGATGAGGTTTTATCAATTATTAAGAATTATTTCGAAGTATATCCCGCTATCCATGATTGGCATTCTAACAGACCAGTAGGAAAAGCACTTAAATATGAAAAATCTGAAATTGAAGGTCATGCTTCTGTATATATCGAAGCAGAAATTTTTAAGAAAGATGGAGTTACATTATATGATAAAGTTTGGGAGAAAATTGTAAAAGGTGAATATACAGGATTTTCCATGGGTGGAGCCTCTAAAGTTCGTGAACCAATGGTAAAGAATGGAAAATTAATTATGAATTTAAAATCATTAGAATTATATGAAATTTCAGTATGTCCATTACCAGCAAATCAACTAGCAATATTTGATTATGTAAATGACTTTGCTAAAGCCTCTGGATTAAACGTCAAAGAAAACCTTAGTGGTAGACGATATATACAATGTGAGGGAGTCGAGTGTCAATTTCACAAGGCTACTTCAGTATATGGAGAGGAAAAGACTGGTGATTTAATAAAAGATTCAACATATAATTTAACCATTAATGTAGATTCTAGTAAATTAGAGGAAATAATTAAAAATGAAGTTAAAAAACAATATCAAGCATTCCAAAAACCAGTTAGAGGACACCCTTCTAGTTATTGGATGAATAAATTAAAGGAAGAAAACCCTGAAATGACTGATGCAGACTGTAAGGCTAAAATTGACTCATGGATTGGGGAAGAGGCTGAGAAAAAGACAGTAACTAAAGAAATGTCTAGACAGGCTGAGACAGTCATGGATGAAGCACCTAAAGGTGATTCTGGTAGTAATGATGAGAATAAAGACAGTTTAATGAAAGATTCTGGTCAATCTAATGCTCAGGCTAAAGCACCAAATGTTAAAAATACTAATGCTAAAGAAGAGACTATTGAAGAAGCCAAAGGTGAATTAAAGGTATCTGAGGCTGGTCATAGAGTGACTGATGAGGCTCGGGAAAAGGCTAAAGAAATGGGGAAAGCAGATGTAGATTCAGACGTAGATGTAGATAAAACCAGTAAGGTAAGAAAAGAGTTAGAATCCATGATTCGCAAAAATGACATTATAAATATCTTTGTAAACCAACCATAATACTTATATACATAACTTTTAACTGATATATTAACAACATGTCTGACGTACAAAACTCAACTGACACAAGCTCAACTTCTGAGCAAACTGTTCAAAAGAGTACAACCAGTCCTTCAGAAATCGAATTATTGACTACTTTGGTCAAGTCACAGCAAGATCAGATCGCTTCTATCAAAAAAGATAGTGATGAATCTAATTCTGCTGTTCTAAAAGCTTTAGAAGAACTAAAGAAACAACAAGATGCAAATCCTGTTGATCACGGTACTTCTAAAGAAGAAAAACCAAAAGTTTCCGATAATGACGATGTTGGAGTCGCACCTAAAGATGATCCTTCTTACGCCCCTGATGGCGATGCACAGGCTTCTATTAGAGCTCCAGCAGACGAAGCTTCAAAAACTGATTCTGTCAAAGTATCTAAATCTGACGATGAAGATAAAAAACCAGAAGAAAAGAAAGATGAAGCAAAATCTGATGATAAAGGTGAAGATATGAAAAAATCTGATAACGGTTTATCCGATATGAGAAAATCAGTCGCACCTGACGGTTACGAATACGAGATGGTTAAAGCAGTTAGACCGCAAGTAGATCTATTGCCAACCGCACCTAAAAACGCACCTACAGGATATCAAATCATGAAGAGTATGTTTAATGGATGGGGTGGTAAACATCAAGACTTCGAGAAATCATTCATCGAAGGCTATGAAAGACTACTTAAAGGTGAATTTGGTACAGGTTTTCCAGACGGGGGTAGTGCATAATGACTACTTTCTTAGGCTTCCAAACAATGGATGAGCTTACTGGTTATTACTATAACAAAACACCTGATGAGATTATGAAAGCTGGTATCAGTACATCTGATGCTGGTGCATATAACCCTATCTTCGGTGCAATTGCATGGGCAAACTTTAACCTTGAAGCAAACTTGTTCGCAGCTCTTCCTAAATTCGTTTGGGATTACTCTGGTGCAAGATTGTTCACCGCTAAAGGTAACACATTAGTAGATAAAGGATCTTCAAACAACACCGCCAAAGGTGGTACTGTTGAAGGTGGACTTATCCCTGATTCTGTTAAGCCAACCATTACAGAGGTTCAATTCAAACCTAAAACACTCGTATATCCTTTTGAAGTCACCGAACTACATGAACACTTAGTCGAACACTCACGTGACGATTTATGGGGTTCATTAGCTCACCAAAGAGTATATGCAGCTGACCAATTCAAAGAGCTATTAAATCAAATGCTCACTATGGATCCAAGTGATCTAGCTAGTGAAGCAGCTGATGATCTTACTTTGCTCGACTTGGAATCAATTCCTAGAATTATTTCAAGTGATGCTGAAGAAGATGCAGTAGCACTAGGATGGAACGATGCTTTCGATCCATGGAGAGGAACAGCAACTATCGATAGAGATAGTGCAACTACTTATGACTCTACAGTAAATTCAGCTGGATCTTCACTAACTACAAGTGATGTTATTACCAACTCTACAATTGTTGATACCTTAAGTGATATCAGAATTGCTGGTGGTAAAGAACCAACACTCTTAGTCGGTGGTCAAGATACCTACTCTGAAGTTCAGAAGACCTATTTCAACGCTTACAGAATTCAAAACACTTCTGATTTAAGAAGTGAATTCAATGTCTCAGTCAATGGTATTGATACCTTCACAGGTACAGGAGCTGGATTACATATATCCACAGTATATGGTTTACCATATATTCCTACCAAAGATGCAGCTGGTTCTACAGCTACAAATGCTGGTGATTTATACATCTTAAACACCGCAGCTGATAAGAATGCACCAAACAAGCCTCAACTTGGTATTCAAGTATTGAAACCTATTCTCTACTATGAAGCAAGTAAGAGACAGCAAGGTTGGCCATTCATTGTTGATGCTTTCAAAGATAGAGCAATCTATGAAATGTTAGCAGAAACAACTTGTAGAAACTTTAAGACACAAGGTAAGCTCGTAAATATTCAAAAAGGAGCATAATTTTACACCCTTTTTTTATTTTTTTATATACCGCTTAGTGTAAACTAGGAACAAATATATTACCACTATCTTTATATATCTGATATTTAACTGATATATCATGGCAGTAGTAGCTAGTCTAGTTAGTTCATTCGAATCTTTGAATGACGATAGATCCTTAGCTCTAAAACCAAATGCAGCTAGCCGTGAACGTGAAGCAGTTGTAGACGTAACCTTTGGTGGTTCAGATAATTATACTACCAATGGTGTAACAGTAGACTTTTCTGTAATTAGAAAGTTTACTCGAGTTTACGCAGTAGATATTCTTCATGTTACTAAAGGCATTATATGTTCATTCGTACCAGCTACGGCTGATGCAGCTGCAACAGGAAAAATTAAGATGTTTGGAGTAGATCCAGCAGCTTCAGGGGGAGCAATTACAAACCTACCTGAACTACCAAATGCTTCAACAGCTACAAATTCCTTGGTTATTAGATGTAGGATTAGAGGAATATAGGTAGAAATACTTATATACCATTTCTTTTTTTATAATACTATATGGCACAAACTGATGATTTTGTAAATATTGGGGCTTCTTGTGAATATAATCAATATGGTAGAGATGAAGCAATTACATTAG